AACTAGAATTCTTACCATCTAAGGCAAACAATTCTTTGAAGTGTGTTATGTAATATTTACCTTGTTTGTGTAAAATGTGACAGCTTTGATATAGTGTTTTGTCTTTACGACTTGCAACACCAATTCGTGTCAAGGTTTCTCTGACTTTTAAAAAATCATCTGGTTGCTTAATAGTGACCTCTAACATATCACTTTGCGACCATTTTATAGTATCTTCACTCATTTTTTTCTCCCACCTTTTTTCAGGCCAATTGTTATATTCTCAATTTGGTCGTCTGAAAGTAGGTTAAGAGCTTCTTTAGCCTTTTGATTACTATAACCATAATACTCTTTAATTACTTCAAGGTCTTTAACTTTCTTTTGTGAAAGCCACTTCCCACCAAATCGCTTCTTCTTTCGGATACTATTTATAAAATAGTGGAATTGCATCCGTTTTGGCAGAAAGTGTAATCCGTTCATCTCGTTACTATGCATAATTGTATCATAGAACATAGATAAACATTTGTTAATAATAAATGTAGGATACTTTTTCTCCCACACCGTGTCCTCTGTATCTAATAATGGTTCTTTGGTTTCATTAATAGCTTTAAGATAGTCCTTCAGTTCGTACATGATAGACCTCTATTTAAATTTACAGTTAGCCATAATCTCCGTTAAACACGCAACCATATTAATCTCTTGGTCTGCCACGAAAGCAGACTTGTACTGATAACCAGCAATGATTAATATTGATTGTGGAATAGAAGAAGATTCTAAAGACTTATACATTAACTCGTAAACACTAGTGAATAATGATGACGGTTCTTTGTCAAGATTATTAATAACCCATTTACGCATGTCATTAAATCTTTTTTCTTTTAAGATTTTGACCAGTTCTTTTGTATTTGCCTCAGATAAACTAAACAAAATACCACTATCAACTTTACCTCTTACAGAATATCTTTGAAGTTCATTGATAGTCCGTCTAAAGTCTGGATAGTATTTCTGAATTAACTCAGCTAATACTTTGGTATCATATTCAATACCTTCTTCATCAAGGACTTTGCCCAGCCTTTGTAATAACGCCTGTGCTGTTTTTACTCTTTGGCCATTTTTAATGGCAAAGTCTATAACGGTACATCTACTATGCAAAGCAGGTAAAATCTTATTCTTGTAATTACAAGTAAAGATAAATCTACAGTTTTTGTAAAATGTTTCAATGAAGTTACGCAAAGCAGGTTGTACGGACTCGGCATTCATATAGTCTGCCTCATCAATAATAACCACTTTATGATTTGAATGTTCAGTTAATGATACAGTAGAAGCAAAGTTCTTAATCTTGTTTCTTAATGTATCAATCTGACGGCCTTCATCTGAACCGTTTATGATGATGTAATCTGCACCAAGTTCCTCACACAATGCACGAGCAACAGTAGTTTTACCAGTACCAGCAGTACCAGCTAATAACAGATTAGGTATTTCTTTTTGTTTTAGGAATTGAGCAAATGTATTCTTAATATCTTCACTTAATATACACTCACTAATTTTCTTTGGTCGATACTTTTCGACCCATAGGTATTCTGACATAATATATTTCTCACTTTATTCATTATTTATTTTCATCAACTATATAGGAATATGTGACATCATAGCCACCTTTCCTATCTGTCCACCAATCATCTTCTCTTTCATAATCTAGTTCAGATAGAAAGTCCCAAAGCATATCATCTTCCTCATCTGTAGGTTTTTCGCCAGTAGGTTCTATTTTAGAATTAAACTCTTGTTCTTGGTGTGATAAGATTTCTTTAAATCTCTCAACAGAACCAAAAGTTTCTACAATAGCTTCATCTGGACAATCGTATTTAAATTCGGAAGATACTTGGTGCCATTCAGTTTTACTGAACAGCATGATTAAAACTCACTATCAGGTTCGATTGCAATCCAATATTGAATTGGTTTGTTTCGATTGATAAAGTGTGAGATTTTTTGTGAAGAAATCGCAACATCATAATCATCTCTAATCATTTTAAAGTTCTCAGTTTTAAAATAAGCCGTAAAGGTCTTATCCGTTTCTCCGATAACAAATGAATAGTCATTTGACGCTGGTGTTTTCTTGTCAGTTGCAACTAAACTAATCTCTTTACCATTACCTTTTACTGCAATGTCTGGTAGATTAAGTGTTGTTACACCTTTCATTAATTTGTCAAAGACATCTTTCTTCAAAGAAAATGTTACATACTTATCAGGCATGGTAATCATTTTAGACGGTGAAACTACCACCGATTTGTCTGCAAAATAATATTTGATTGATTGTTTACTATTACTATCTTTAATAGTTAGGTTTTGACCACCATTAAATGCAAGGTCTGACTTATCAAATAAGTCAACAGCCCTTAAAAATTCTGGTAAATCGTAGATAGCAAACTCTTGTTCAAACTTTTCTGATACATCAGCTTCAGCTAATATATTTTTTAAAGTTGAAATAGTTTGAAGTTTGTTGCCTGGTTTCACCAGAATGTTCTGGTTAATATCTGAAAAATTTTTCAGAATAGCAACTGTATCACTAGTTATGTTCATTATATATTTCCTTTTTCAATTGTTTTGGAGCGGAGTGATTGTACTGCCCAATCTTCTCTTGGTTGGAAACCAAGTGTGTTACTTTTATACTAACTCCGCATTTGTTCATGTTGTACATTATATACTAAAGGCGTCCTATTGTCAAGCCTAGGACGCCAATAGATTAAATGTTATTTAATGTTGATTGTTCTAGCTTTCTTATGGTCTGGAACAATCTTCTCTAAAGATACTTTTAAAAGTCCATCTTTTAATTCAGCACCTTTAACTTCTACATCATCTGCTATAGTAAAGCCTTTTGAGAAACTTCGTTTAGCAATGCCTTTGTGTAATACACCGTCATTGTCTTCAACTTCTTTTTCTTCTTTTGATTTTACTGATTCGATTTTAAGGATATTATCCTCAAATGATACAGAAATGTCTTTCTTACTGTAGCCTGCTAATGCCACCTGAATATCATATGTTAAAGAACCTGTCTTTACAATATCATATGGTGGATAAGAATTAGCCGCCGTCATGTGTGGTAGATGGTCAACCATATGGTCGAAATGAGCGAACATATCGTCAAACCCCACCGTAAACGGTTTTAGTCCAGTAAAAATTGAGTGAATTGCTTTGTGATTTGTCATTTTAATCTCCTTTGTTAAGCAAGTTAATGTTTGATACCTCTTATGAGCATATCATAGTTATTTATATGGGGATTAAAGTTTATATTTCAACCCCCATACAAAATTTTTAATTAAATATTCTCTAGTTTATCCTCCGGGATAGCTTTGAAAATATCTTTTCGGCTAATTAGAACCTGTTTTCTATTCAGATTCTTCTTACTCCATCTATTGATTCTTTTAATCAGTTCATAAACAGGTATCATAACATCTTTGTTTTTACCTGAATTAGGAAATATTTCTGATTGGTCGTTGTATTCCGACCAAGACATAAACCATTCTTCAAAGACTTCTTTATTAATTTTATTATCAAAATAGTGTCTGATAATTGTTAACACAGATAAAGCTCCTGTTAAGATTTCATTATCTGTTTGATATGCTGTTCTAAGCAAATTAACATTCTCTTTTACTATTTCATAATTAAACTCTTTGATAATAGCCATTAAAGATGGCGGAGAAGATATTTTTTTCAAAACTTTACCGTTTTGTTTTACTTGATTTTTAATATCAAATCCCATATCAACTAAAACCCTCATTGTATTTTCATATTGAGGTTCGCCAGCTTGAGCGCCTGAAACTAATCTATCTTCAGCTCCTTGGTTTGTTCTTCTATCACTATCTGTATGGTGAATAATAGCACCAAACTTTCTGATTTCATCTAAAGATGTTTCTTTACCTAAACAAACAACTCTAGCGAATACAGGTGCACCAAGTCCACTTACAATAATAGATTTTGCTGTACAATGATTGCCTATAACGGTTACAAATTTATATGTTCCGTCTTTAGCATAATATACAACTACGGTAATATTCATAGCTTGCCAAAATAGGCCGCCTCTTAAATCTAAATGTGTAGATATATTTGTAAAGTTGATATTGTCTCCTCTATTATGAATGGTATTGGTGTATACCATATCATTAGGAATCCAAGCATAAGTATCAAAACTACGACCTTTTCTGATTTTCTGGTCAATTGTTTGATAATCAATACCGTCAGGTTTAATACCAATTTCTTTCCATCCTCTATCAGATTTTAATTCTGATGGTGTGAATGGATATTTTTTTCTTTTGTTAAAATGTTTATCAACTTGTTCACTAATTGAAAACAAATGTTTGCTTTCTTCATAGGCGTTTAGTGATTTTTTTAAGTCAATATTTTTTACTGCGTCAGGTAACTTGTAGTCACCTTTTCTTAGGTCTGATATATACATATCTAATACTCCTCGTATTATTAATGGTTGTTTA